GTTCAGCTTGGCCTTGACCGCTGCCGCCAGCCTGACCTCACCCACATCCGCCACCCTGTACCACGTCCGCGCAGTCACGCCGGCCGATACGAAGGTGTCAGTGCTGCCGTTGTTGGTGTCGATGTAGTCACCGCCGAGGCCGTCGCCGATCGTGGCGGATCCGCGAATGCTGATGCCATGGAAGGCGCTCGGGATTGCGGCTGCCTGCGCATCGGTCTTTGTGGGGAACACCAGATTGCCATTGGCGACGGCCAGCGTGGCCGCCATGTTCTGCTCGAGATCAGTGCCCCACTCTCGGATTAGCCCCTTATCAGGCATATAGGGCGCGCCGGATGGACCGTCGGCCCAGATGGTGTTTGCATTCTCAGCCATAGCGGCTCCCAATAAGAAGCGCCCCGACGTTGGCCAGGGCGCTGAAAGTTAAACTGTGACCGTTGTTGACGCTTGCGACGCAGACGGCACGCCGGAACTATTCTCGGCACCGCACCAGTATTTCCAGGTACCCGTTCCTGGTATGTCCGTAAGAGAGATGGTCTGGTTGGCGGTGACGGTAAACCGTCCGATGAGGGTTGCGGCGGCGAAGCTCTGACCTGTCGTGCCACGCTTGAACACGAGTGAACGCGTGTTGTCGTTCGCTGCCTTAGCTGAGACTGTAACCGTGCCGGCCGAATTGACAGCCGACATGTTTGTCGGAGTGCCAGGCGCAGTCGGGTCTGCCGTTGAGGTGATGGTTGCAGTTGTAGACCAGTTGGAATATTGCCCCTTGGTCGAAATGAACGCTGCCTGGACCTCCAGCGCTTTGTCGGAAGGAACAACAGCGGTGTCGGCGCTAATGTAACCGCCGGACGGCTCTGCGCCCGACGAGCGCTGCTCTACCCATGGCCCAGGCGTTCCCGTTCCCGCGTCTGCAAGGCGATAACGGACGGTCAACGTCAGGCCTTCGTCATCTGGATCGATAACGATCACACGGATATAGACAGAACCGCTCGATGCCCTTGGTTGCACCAAGTTTATGACGGGCGTGTCGAGACCAACGAGGTTTGGAGACGGCGGAACCGGAGGCTGTTGGCCTTCATCAACGACAGGGTTCCAGTCGTCAATGTTCTCCGGATGCTGCACGATATCCATCGAAAAACCGCCGCGCGTTATAGCAAGTACGGCATGACGATTCTCCACCAGCTTTCCATTGAGCCGAGGGAGGCGAACCGGCGTGGCTAGACGGACCCAGCGCGCATAGACCGAGTTGATGCCGGAAAGACGGACGTCGATGGAGCCTTTCACCCGCTGCTGAATGCGAAGCCAGTCTCGCTTCCCTAGCCGGCGCGCCTGTCGCCATGCTGTAACCCACTGATAATTCGCCTCTTCGGAGAGAACGCGTCCAGCACTCAGCTGCGCCGCTGTATCCTCAAAGAAATCAGTGTCGCTCGTGGTGTATTGGGTGTCTGGATAGGTGAACTTGGGGACAAGGCGATTGATTTCGTCCTCAAATAGGATGTCATAGTCGATCCGGTGGCCGATGATATCCGCATCGTAAAGCGTGACACACCTACTCTCGCGAAACTTCCCGACCGTTAGGATGCGGGCACCATCGCCGCGGGCGACGAGGTGACCATCACAGGTGGCCAGCATCGCATTCAGGCCAGATTTTGGCCCGTTCTCAGTGGTATCAAAGCCGCTGCATTGGTAGCGCTTTTCGGTACCGCCTCCCGCCGTTGCGACATCCTCATCGCAGATATCAGCCTCTTCCTTCCAGAGGTCGAGGACAGGAAGCAGGGCTTTGGTGTAATCGAGATTGTAGCCAAACTCGTTGAAGCAAAGATGCCACGCGACGATAAGCGCGGAATTTCGCGTCCATAGCCATGTGCTGGGATCGGTCGGGCTCTGTGCGGGATCCCTGAAGTCCCAAACATAAGCGCCGTCGACCTCCACAGACAGCTGCGGAGCGCCGAACGGGTAATAACTGGACTGGTGCTCTTGAGAGGCCGATGGCGCAATCATCGCCACAGACGCTTGGCCATCGCCTCGAGCGTCATTTGGCCAGAGACCTTCGGCTCCAAATAGGCTGACAACCTGCGAGTAGGCGGTTTCCGGGTTCAGTCCAAGTCGCCTGTAAACCCTGAGTCCTGTGTGCTTGTAGCGGTTCCCAGGAAGCGGAGTGACGACGCCGGTTGACTGGTTGACCTGAACCTCGTCTTCATGAAAGTAGAACCGATTGAACGCTCTGATACGGTGCCCGGCAATCGCTTGCACCGAAACCAGCCTTGAGCCCTTGGCATCCCAGAGCATGCGAGCGCCGCCCGTGCGGTAGCGCCCCACCCCCCAATGACGGTACGGGATTGGCTGCGCCAACGGCACCTTGCCGTCCTCCGGCTTCGGCGGCTTCGGCGCAAGCAGCATCTGGATGCCGATCGAGATCGCGGTGGTGACGAGTGCGGTAGCAATCGTCGCGGCAATGCTCGCGGCGCCAGCGGAGAAGCCAATGCTGGTAAAAAGAGCCGTAAAAAGCGGCGTGAAGATCGGATCGTGACGATCCGCAGGAAACGTCCGAAGTGACGTGCTCGACTGCAGATGGTCGCGCTGGAACCGCGCATGTAAAACATCAGATGGCGTGTTTTCGTATTCAGCGCGGAGGCTGCTCATGGCTCAAACCTCCATGCTGCGATCGTTTCGGCCCTCTTGGCCGCAATCCCGGATGGCCCGAGAGTTGCCCAGAGCGGCCCAAAACGGACTGCCCCGACCTCTCGTAGTTCGCCATCGATGCCGGCAGGGGTCGCGATAACGCCGATGTCTCCGTCTTGCAGGCTGCCGGTGCGAACGAACCCAATCGGTTCAAGAGTCATCGATGCCAGATTGACTAACCCGCCACAGGCTTCGATAACCGCCTTGGCGCCGTCCGCATCGCGATAAGTTCCGCGAATGTCTTTGGCGGGGTCTCGACCCGACAAAACTTGCGCCCACGTCGCACAGAAGCAGGTGCAATCGTTGTAGATGCGCCCTTCCGGGTCGGCGTAATGCGGCACGCCTGTGCCGCCCCACTTGAACCGGTGCGGCAGCCGCAAGAATTCTCGCAGGTTCATTGAAGTCCTTGCAGGGTCTAGTAAATTGGCCATGCCGGCTGGACGCCACGCGCTAGGCGCGCGGTTGCATCGCAAAACTTGTCGGTCGGTGATCTGGCCTTTTGGTGCGCCGACGACCAAAGGGACCTAGCCGCGCGCGAGCGTGTCGCCTCGCCTGAAACGACAGAAAGCGAGAGGGAAAGGGATGGGCTTTCGCCGTCCTTCACAGCCGTGCTCGCCTCGCTTACGTGGCTTGCAACGCCGTCCCATATGGGCACGATGTTGCTCATAGGCTGGTAGTAGTCATCCAACGTCGTGAGGCCGAGTTGGACGGTGGCACCGCGTACAGACGGGATGCTGTCGATCATTTCTGCGCCGGTAACCGGGTCCACGCCGGAAAGCGTGAATTCGACAGCATCTGAAGTGCCGTTGATCAGAACCTCGAGTGTCGGAACGCCGATAAGCGCGCCGCCTCCTAGATAAACAGTTCCAGTCGGCTCAATGCTGTCGAAGTTCGCAGGGATGTCATTGACACCGAACCAGATATGCAGCGAAGGACTGGTTTCGACGCGCAGGAATATCCCCAACTGGTGACTTCCTCGCATGGCATCGATGACGTGATCAGGAACCCATCCCAAGCGCGCCTCCTGATATGCAAAAGGCCCGCGTTAGCGAGCCTCAAATGAATGGTGATGTCGGAAGAGCGCCTAGAAGGCTTCGACGAACTGAATCGCCTGCTGCGTCACGAAGAACGCCTCGACGACAGACGGCAGCGTGAAATCAGCCTTGAACTTTGCGACGAAGCGCGGACGGGCAAATTCAACTCTCGTGCCCGCGGCGACTGACTCGCGAAGCGGCGGCGCAAGTGCCAGAGCATAGTCAACGTACGCGCCAGCATCATCAGTGCCCGCCGTCGAGGAAAGCACGTCCCAGTAGCGGTAGGCACGCCAGCCCTTGGCCGCGTTGTGATAGATCGAAAACCAATCGGACCAACGCAGTGGCCGCGAAAGGCCATAAACCCGCATTTTCAGAATACCGGCATTGAGTGCCGCATCCTCGGTCACAATGCCCCAGACCGTGGCCTGGCTGTAGCCAGATCCATCGTCGAAGTAGGATCCATCGGAGTGAGGAATGCCCTTTACGATAGCCGTGGGCAACTTCTTGATCTTTGGGAATGGCCCGAACCAGTCGGTGATAATCGGGACATTGATGAACCGGAACCCGCCGTTGAGACGTGCGCCGAGCCAATTGATATACTCGTATTGCTCCGGGTCTTTGATCTTGCAATCTTCGTAGAAGGCGGTGACGATACCGCCACCGCTCATCTCGATATTTTGCCCTTGCCCCGTCCCGTTGCGACCACCGTCGATCGATGAACCGATGACGTCGTAGGTTGTCTTCCCGGGTGCAATGAAATCAGCAGCCAAGGTCGGTTGATTCAGGTAGTTGGCCATCGTCAACCTTTCCGATTGGTATAGCGCCTCTGGTCGTCGCCGAAGCCACCGCGCTGCTGCTGCTTGTTGTAATCTGACAAGGCCTGCCCAACGCCCTGCTTCACAAGCGTTTTGACGTGATCGTCGCCGTTAGCGCCATAAACATGGACGTTCAGCGTGCCGTTCGCATTGTCGTTTGCCGATGTCTGCGCACGAGGTGCGAGCATTGGCGCCACCGGTGCGGAGACCAGTCGCGGCGAGACAAGGCCGCCCGTGGCGAAGCGAGAAATGCGACCAGAATTGATCGCCTCAAGCATTGCCCGGTGCTTCTTGGTTGCCTTCGCGTTGACGACGAACTCGCCGTTGGACAGCCAAGCCGGAACGTTGTCGTCGGTCGGTCCGCCGGGGCCGGCCACATGCCCGCCTTCTGCGTAGAGGCCGATGCCGCCAGCAGCGGCGAGGCCTGCCTGCGCGCCAATTGGCTTGAATGGACCGCTGAACAGGCCCCCTAGCCAACTGAACAGCCCGCCGCCGCCAGATTGTGGCGCTGCCGGGAAGAAGTTCGATGACAACTGGCCTAGTTGTCCAAGCCCCTGCGTTGCTGTGCCGGCGGATTTAGCAACGTCGCTTAGCGCGTCAGCCGCCTGAGTGGCACGCCTTACCTGCAACTGCGTTGCATCAACCCAAGACGTATCGACGGCGCCGAACTTGCCGGAATTACCAGAAAGCATCTGCAACTGAAGGCCGTTGTCGCCCATCCGTGATGCGCCAGTGGCGAAACCGACATGGCCGCCAGCGGAGCCCGCGCCGAGGCCTCGTGACTGCAACAGGACGTCGCCGCGCAGGACCTTGGATGGGTCGATCATGCTTCCCCAATTCTGAAAAGAATTGGCGGTGAGCGATCCGCTGCCTTTGATGCCAATTTGCTCAAGCGACGAATTGACAAACCCGGCGCACCATGCAGTCTGCGCGGCATTGATGTCGACGCCTCCTTTTTTGAGGAAGGCGTTGATCGATCCGGTATTGCCGTTCTCCGTGAAGCCCGTGAGTGCCGAAGCAAGATCGACGGCCGATCCAGAGCTGGCGACGCCTTTGCCGCTTGAGCCGCCGGAGAAGATGCCAGCGGCAACACTGCCGATACCGACGGCGGCTCCGCCCCCAGCGCCCGAACCGCCGCCAACGAAGATGTTGACCAACTGATCTATAAGGCGACCGAGAGACTTGGATGCTGCGTCCAGCATGGCGCGCTGCAGCGTCTCGGCAAAAGCCTTGCCTATGTCACCGCCGTTGTTGAGCAGTGCATCCTTGAAGTTGGTTGCGAAGGAGCGAACCTCGTCACGAATACCTTCAGTTCTCAGGGACTGCCGGATCTGCCCAGCCTCTGGGCTCCCGAGATCCTCAGACAACCCATACTGCCGAAGCATGGTCGTGATCTGCTGATCTTCTTTAGACAGCGAATTGAACCGCGCCTGCTGCGCTAGATCCTGTGCCAGCTTGGTTTTCGCGAGAACATCGGCATACTGCCGATAGAGCTCGACCTTCTCGGCAAGATCCTTCTTCTGCGCCTCGCTGAGCGATCGGCCCTTGTCTTCCGACTGCTGAAGCAGATCGAGCGCAAAACGCGCCGCATCCGCCTCAACGCCATAGGTGCCGAGAAGCTCGATTTCCTGGCGCATCTGGCCGATACGGTCATCAGCCGACTTCTTCAGGTCACGGTAGGCGTTTGCCGCCTTCTGGGCGGCACTCTCCTGCTTTTTGTCGGCCTTGTCAGCGCCCGGTAGGCCTTCCAACTCAACAATGGGGCGCTGGCCGGGAACAGGTACGTCCGTCGTCCGACCGTCTGAATTGGTGATTGTCGGGTTCTGATCAGAAATGCGCTTCTTGGCTGCCGCCAGCGCGTCGTCTGCTCGCTGGACGTCAGCCTCGGTGCGAGCGTCGCGCAAAGCCTCGGCGTAGGCCTTCTGGGCCTGAGCAAGGTCGGTGAGCTGCGTTGGGGCGATGTCAGCAAGCTTGTCGACCGCCTTCACGAACAGGTCGATATTCTTCGCCTGCGCCGCAGCTGCGGTGCCCACGCCCTCGATTGTCTTCGTCAGAGGATCCAGCTTGGCCTGCGCCTCAAGGCCGGCTTTCGCCGACTCGCGAATCTCCTTGATGATTTTCCTGATGTTTTCAGGCGTGCCTGACTGGTTTTCGATGGCAATCAGGTCTTCGATGAACTTTCGAAGATTGGGATTGCCATCCTTAATGCCGGCATCGAGCTGCCCAATGGCAACCTGAACCTGCCGGATCGTCTCAGTCGCACCGCCGAAATCACTGGCTGGAATGCTGAGGAGTGGCGATTTTGCGTCCTTGGACGCGTCAACCACCGCCGACTTGTAGAGCTCGATCGAGTCCTTGATATCCTGCTGGAGGATACGCTTGCTTTCTGCTGCGTACTCCTTCAGCCCGTCGGCCGCTTCCGGCCACGCTTCCTTGATCCGACGGATCAGTTCAGAGTGGTTCTTGAGCGCCTCAGCCGCCTTGTCGGCCTCGTCCTCGGTAGACGTGAAATACTGAAAGGCCGCTACGCCAGCCGCGATAGCACCAATCGTCACCAGCGAAACAGGGCTGATGATCGACATGAACGCAGCGCCGATCCCCTTGATGGGGTTCTCCATCTGCGCGAGCACAGACGACAACTGCGTGCCTTGCTGCAAAGCAACCTGCAGCGGATTGCCGTACGACGCCGAGACGGCGATATCCTGGAACTGAGCCGCGATATTGGCGGTCTCAAAGCCCCGAGCGCCAGCAGGCGTCTGTTTCACTGCCGGCGCCGCAGCTAATGCAGCGTTCCGGCCTTTGATGGCCGCAGTGGACGCTAGAGCGGCCTGTCGCTCCTTACTGATGGCCGAGGCCATCTCGCTGGCGGAAATCGCCCCAAGCGCATGCGCACGCTTGATGTCGGCGACGGCAGTCTTGTACTGATTAATGGTGGCAAAGAGTGGCGAGTACTTGGCGCGGAGCTTTTCCAGCTCCTTGCCCTGGTCTGCCAGCGCGCCCGTCCACTCCTTCGATGCGCTCTTACCGATACCAACCATATTGTTGATACGGTTCTGGAGCGTAGAGGAGATTGAATTGTCGATCGACTTGCCGACGACCGCAAACTGCTTTTGAACGCTGCCGGCCAAACCAGACAAGTCGCGTTCAATACGCTGGATGCTGCGACGAAGGGTGGCCTGATCAGTCGAGATCGAAATAATAAGATCGTCGGTATTGTCAGCCATGCGCTACGCATCCTAGAATTGAAGAAGCCCGCACAATGGCGGGCTTTTGGAGGTGACTAATGAGCTTGATTGTTTCTCATGAGGTGGATTCCATCCGGGCAGTTGGTGCGGATGAGCAGGCGGACTTGGTCGCGACCGTGCATTTTAACATCAAGCGCGACGCCGCTGATCCTCACGGTGATAACCTGAGCATCCACGTGCGATTGCCTCCTGGTGCCGAAAATACGACTTTCGGAAGGCTTTAAGATCTCGCCGTAGCGACTGCACTTCAGCTTCTAGCTGACGTAGCTTCTCATCATTCTCGTTCATGAAACTCACCCATATTTCGCCAGCAGCGCCTGCATCTCGGACTCGTTTGGCGCGCCGCCTGACCCTCCGGGCTCGACGCCCTGGGCTTCGTTGTGGCCGTTGATCGCCTCGAAAAATTCGGTGAGGGTCGCAGACCAGAATTCGACTGGTCGCCAACCTAACCCACCGAGGCCGATCCGCATCCACTGGCGGAACGGCAATTCCTCGTCTCGGTCTACGCCGCCTCGCCGGCGGCTTCCTCGTTTCCCTCGTCACCATCGAAGTGGTGTGCGAGAACGCCAGAGAATGCGGCAGAGCAAGCCGGGAAGTGCTTGAGCTTGAGCTTTGAAAGCGCCTCCAAGGCGTTTCCTTTGACCGTCAGCAGCTCGATCCCCGCAGCAGTCGCCGACACTTCCACACCCGAGAGGCGCACGAAGAGATCGTTGAGCGACTTGCACTGAAGCCGGCTCGACACCGCCGAAAGACGGCTCATCTCTGCGGCCAGCACAAGCTCGACGTCAGCGATCACGAGGCGCACTTCGCCGCGCGCCTCGTTTACCGGATACTTGTATTCCGTCATGGTCTTCTCCTCACCCGCCATGATTAGACCTCAGCCGTGAAGGACAGGACGTCAGCAGCAACGAAAGTCGCGCTGAATTCCATGTTCGGTTCGACATCGCCGCTGAACGAGAAGTCAGTGACCATCCAGGAACCGGTATAGGTGCCGTCGCCCGGAACAATGACCTTGGCATTGAATGCCTCAGAGTTTCGAACGTGGTTCAGGAAGGTGTCAGACGCGGCGCTCGAGACGAAGTTGCCGGAACCGGTGAAGGTACGGTTCGAAATACCGGGCCGGCTGGTCTTCTGGACCGGACCGCCAGGGTTGGTGCAGCTCGGGATCGTGGTGTCGATTTCCGTCGCCGACATGTTGAAACTGCGGGTCTTGAGGCCGCAGAGATTGGTAAATACTTCCGTCGGGCTGCCGCCGTCGCCGATCTGAATCAGCAGGAGGCGGCCAAGCTGCTGGCCATCTGCCATATGCAAGTCTCCAATGTGGTGGTTGGCCGGGCTTAAGCCAGCGGCTTTTCGGTGTGAGCCACGAATTCAATAACCGCGTGGCTGGTCAGCCCGTCAGCATCGCGAAACACGCGTGTCTGTCGGTGCATGAGTGAAATCAGTCGATTGGTGGACAGCGTCATAGGCGCCAGATGCAGGCTTTCGACCAGGGCTTCAGCGACCTGCTTCACCTGGGGGAAGCCCACCGCCTGCGACCACGCATGCAGCGTGAGATAGATCTCGCTGCCAGAAATGCAGGTCGCGTCGTCACGAAGGGTCTGAGCTTCGCCGAGCGTGACATATGGGTACGCGACCGGGCTCGGAGGCTGGTCATACACCCTGCCCTGCACCAACGCAGTCAGCGGCACGTCAGCCTTGAGGCGCGTAACGAACGCGCCTTGAAGTTCAAGTTCGGCTGACGCCATTTGTTACTTCCCCATGGCCTCGCGTACGGCCTTATTGACGGCTGCCAGAAGCTTTCGGCGTGCCTTCTTCTTCATCGCGCGCCACGTCGTGAAGACGTGCGGTCGCGCTGGCGTGCCGGGATGGAGGTTGACAGGACCGGAATAGCTCTTGTTGCCCCCACCCGGCGCCGTATTGTGAGGCGCCGTGCCGAACTCCAGGAAGCGCCAGATGTAGTCGGCGTAGACGCCTGCGGCGCTTGGATCCTTGGAGTTGTTGATGCCAACCTGCTTTTGATCAGGCCTGTTAGCGATCAGATCAGCCTCGATGCTGGCAGCATATTCCCCGGTGCTCCGGGGTGCGGCGTTCGCGATCTGGTTGGCGGCATCCTTGGCAATGTCGAGCTTAGCCTCAGCCGAGTATTTCTCGACATTAGGCGCCAGTTGGTTGAGCCGGCGCATCAAGGCCTCGCGACCCTTGAGTTCTGCGGTTACCGCCATAGCTTGGCCCACTTCGTCGCGAAGTTGGCCCGCCAACGAGCCAGCGGTAACGAGTACCAGAGAAGCCAACCGGTAAAGACGATTATGTCGGTCATGCCGCCACGCCCTCCGTTGCCATCATATCAAGCCACTCGTTCTTGTTATCCGGATCCGCGATGGAGGTGATGTTGAGCACGCGGTTCGGCCGCCTTGCATCGACGATGCGCCATGCGGTGGTGACTTCCCGAGATGTAGGATTGGACCTGATCCGAACGACGAAAGGCTGGACGCCAGTCAATCGCGCCGCGATTACTGGCTCACCGCCGCGAAGCGGGATGAACTCGGCAAAGGCATCGAATCTGGTTTCCCAGTCGCCCGCCTGCTCGTTGCCAAATCCATCATCAATAACCGCGCGGCGCTGGAAGTGCAGCCTATTGCGCAGCTTGCCGGCGCCTCGCTTGTCGGTCATGGAGAACCCCTCTGCGGCTTGGCAGTCTCTGCCTTGCCAGCGGCTTTCGCCGCTTTCGCACATGGCGTGGTGACGAGTACCGTGGAGCCCGCCTTGTAGGCGAAAGTGACAGCAGGCGTGGCCCGCCAATCGAAATCAGCCAGAAAGCGGACCCAAGGCATTAGAGGCTCACGCCGGGATACTGGAAGCTGAGCTGCAGGACGCTCGTCGACTTGGCAATACCGATCAGGACGACGTATTCGCCACTGCCGACGTCTGCGAGCGGGCAGATGCCGCCCGGTGTGTCGGAAAGGTAGTAGGCCGTGCCAGCAACCAGCGTTGCGCCGATCGTGATGTCGCCGCTCTTCTGGAAGGCAACCGGCTGACCTGCCGATGCGCCGTTGAGCGCGATGGCCTTTGCCTGGCGCGCTTCCGCCGAAGCGGCGTTGCTGTCGGCAAGCATCCAGCGGTTGGTCGTGGAATTGAGATAGATCGGCTTGCCGGCCGTAATGGTTTCGCCGGCGATACCCTGATCGCGCTCGGCATTGCTTGCCGCAAGCACACTCGCCGCGGTGATGACTAGATCCGCCATCGTTTACCCTTCTGCGGCTCAGCCGCGCCAATTTCGATGGGGCATCAGGAGAGCCTTGGAGCCCAGCGGAATGTCGTTTAGATCGACATCGCTTGCGTCCTCGCGGTTCTCGTACCAATGGCCTATCATGAGGAGGATTGCGTGCTTTATGCCCGCAGGGACATCGTTGTAGCCTGCCTTGAAGGTCACGCGGATGGTTTCGGGCTCGCGGATGGATATGGGCCACGACGTTGCAACAGCCGGAAGAATGTATCCCGGCTGAGTCGACCCTACACCATAAGCGCGGTAGCTTTCGACATCGCGCTCAATGCCATCAGATCCATCGTACTTAACCGTCTCGATGGAGATCAGTGGCGCAAGGGGGATGAATAGCTTCCCAGCGTGGCCATCGGTGTCAGAACATGGGAAGCGGTCAAACGACGCCTCCCAAGTTTGCTCAACGATAGCCCTTCCGAGCCACCCATCAACGCCGTCGACTAAGCCGGTACCGACCGCGACAAGTGCATCAATGTAATCGTTGTCGTCGTCATGAAGCACGCGTAGATGAGATTTCGCTTCGGCCAGTGACACCACTGGCGCCGCCGGAGGCGTCACTAGCTTGAGCATAAATTACTTTCCGCGCTTCTTCGGGGCCTGTTCGGTAGCAAGCAGGTCGGGAGCCTGCTCGGCCGCCTCAACTGCAGGCTCAACCACCGTTTCAGGAACGGGCTCAACGACCGGTTTGGGCGCCAGCTCTGTAGCTGCCGGCTCAATGACCGGCTCGACGACGACAGGATCCTGCTGCGGTTCAACGGCAACGATGCCATCTGTCACAACGAAACCCTCACTTGCCAAACCGGCAGTCAAGAGACCGAAATCACGCTCGTCACCCGTAGCCAGGCGCTCGATCGTGAAGCCGTCCGACGCCCAGTCGAACGGCTTGGCGACGACAGCCATCAGGCCACCGGCACGAGGCTGGCGTGACCACCGATAATAGTGGCGTCCGCGGCGATTGATGTACCAGAGCTCAGCGTCAGGACCGGACGAACGTAGCGCTTGGTGCCCTTATAGCCAACCTTGATGGCGCTTGCCGCTGCCAGCTGCGCCGGGAAGGCGCCAAGAAGGTCACCTGCCGCGACGTCCGCAAACGTCGAGTTATCATCGGATTCCTGGAGCTTCGGCACCATGACCGCGCTTCCAACGATGGCGCCAGAATTGATGATGACGGTTGCAGAATTGTAAGGGCGAAGGTCAACGCCAGAGCCGTTGACGGATGCGGACTGAACCGCTGGCGCAATCGACTGGATCACGCCAATGTTGTTGTAGAGGTCGCGTTTTGCCATCTGGCCTAAACTCCCATTGAAGAAATGAAGGGGCGCCGTAGCGCCCCGATTGATTAGGCCGAGGTGACCATGAGCTTGACAGCCTCGAAGTTCACGACGTCACCACCAACGCGGCGGCGGTTGTAGAACTTTACGTACGGCTTGGCAGTCAGGTTGTCGCGAAGCAGCGTGATGCCGAGGCGATCAACGATCGTGTAGGCGGCCTTGAAGTCACCGAACGCGATAGAAAGCGAACCAGCAGCAACAAGCGGCATATCTTCGCATCGCTCGACGGCATACCCGAGGATGGTTGCCGGCTGGCCACCCTTGATGTCGCCCATCTGCCAGAGGTAGTTGCCCTGACCGTCCTTTAGCTTCATCACATCGCGGACCGTCAGACGCTTCATGAGGAAGCGAGCGTTCTGGGTGTAGTAGTCCTTCAGGGCGAACGTCAGGTTATAAACGGCATCCGAAGTGATCGCAGACGCGGCACCGGATACGATCTGTTCGATCTTGCCGTTTTCAAGGTGGCCGTCGGAGCTGGAAGTCGCCCAGTTGCCGTAGGTCAGAAGGCCACGCGGCTGGTTGACGCCAGAGCCGGTGAAGAATGCAGTCGCTTCGATGCGACCCATCTTCTCGCCAACCTTGTTGGCAACCCAAGCCTCGATGTCCAGGCCAGCGTCCTCAAGCATGTTCTGCGTGACGCGCGGCTCAACGAACATCTCGTGAGCGAAGATCTTGGACGCGCCGACCTGAGAAGTCGAGGTTTCGCTCGGGGATTGAGTTTCGCCAACCCAGCCGCCGAAGCCGAACTCGCCTTCGTCACGCGGAATTTCGAGTTCCTTGCCGCCGATCTGCTCGACGGTGGCCAGGGCGCGCAGATTTGAAGTCTCATAGATGCGCTTGATCGTGCGATCGCTGACGGTCTTCGGCACAAGGTAGCCGCCATCCGGATCGGAACCGGTCTGCATCGCCGCCTGGTAATTTGCAGGCATGGCCGCATCAGAACGCGCGCGCATGTACGGGCCAAATGCTTCCGCGTAGGCTGCGTAAGCCTCTTCGTCGGCTTCGATCTTGGTATTGATGCCGAGCTTGCCGGCGTTGGCCAGCTTTGCCTTGGCGAATTCGAACGCAGCCTTGGCGTCGGAAGCACCCTCTTCGCCAGACCAACCGCCACGAGCGCCAGGGCGCTTGAGGACCGAGTCAATCTTCTCGACGTTGTCGTTGACGGCCTGAAGGCCCTTTTCCAGGGCAAGGTGCTTGGTTTCGACCGATGCAGCGAACTTGTCGATCTTTTCGGCAACGAGCGGATCAACCTTCTTGCCGGCAGCGTCGATTTCGTCGCGCATTGCCTTCAGCTCACGCTGAGTGTTGTCGTTCAGCGCCTTTACGTCGTCGCCGAACTTCTTGATGTCGGCCGTGATCTGTTCGGCCACCTGAGCGGAAATAGTCATTTGTCTTCCTTCTGGAATTTAGCCGATACGGCGCGGACGGCCTCGGCAAGTGCTGTGAGATCGACATGCTCGCCAGCGTCCTGCTTGGCTGGGTCGTCGTTGTTTTCGATCACGCGCATAGCCGCGCGCGCCTTCGATCGAGACCACCCAGCGTCCTGCGTGAGTGCTCGTTCCAAGTCTCGTTTGGTCGGCGTTTCTTCGCCCGTCTCCTCGCTCCACTTGAGCGCGTCGGGGACGGAAGCGAACACCGAAAGGTCAAACTTGGCCTTGGCGTCGGCTGCGGAACCAACAGACGTGGCGAAGCCGGCGTCTTTTGCCTCTTTCGCGGTCAACCACGTTTCGTCGTCCATCATTTGCTTGATGGCGCGAATACCAGTCGTCGTGCGGGCCGCATACGTACGGGCGAGCGCATCATCAATCTTGGACAGCGTCGAGGATACGTCGGCGAAATCGTGCCGATTACCTACGCCAATGGTCCAGGCGTTGTGGATCATGAACATGGCATTGTCGGCGATCGTGATCTCATCACCGGCCATAGCAATGATTGACGCGATTGATGCCGCTAGACCAACCACCTCGACCTTAACCTTGCCCTCATAGGCGAGGAGGTCGTTGTAAATCGCGATGCCGTCGAACACGTCGCCGCCCGGTGAATTGATCCGTAGCGTGATGTCGCCGTTAGCTTCCTTCAGGCGTGATCGGAAAGAGCGTGCATTCGTGCCCCAGTACCCGATCTCGTCATAGAGATCGATGATCGTCCCGCCGCCTTCAGTCTTGGCCTCAAAACGAGTGCCGATTGAACGCGCGAAGAAGCGATCCCGGCGATCGCCCGCACGGGGCGCGCCGATGTCGATTTTATCCATATTGGGATCCCTATTCCGCCGCGTTATCGTTCGCTGGCTTGGGCTTAGGCTTGTCTACCTGGATTGCTGGATTTTCGAACACGTCGCCGCCCTCACGGGGGTTCATGTTCTCCTTGATGCGAACCTCATTTGCCGTCATCCACTTGTTTTGGATGGCGGAAGAGTACGACTCGTAGCGCGACTTGGTGTCGCCGCGGAGCATCGCATCAAGCAGGAATTCGCAAAAATAACCGTCTGCCCTGTCCTGATCAGTCAGGAGATCGCGATTGATCGCTTGCTCCCACCGGACTAGCCACGGCCGCAGGCTATGGATGATGAAGTCGAGCGTTTGGAATTCGATGTTCGAGAACGTCGCCTTCTCAAGGTCGTTAACCAGGTGGGCTGGCACGCGGAAGATGCCGGCGATTTCTGATCGCTGAAACTTGCGGCTATCGATAAACTCCGCATCCTTGGGCGCGATGTTCATCGAAACCCAATCCATCCCCTCCTCGAGGATGAGCGGTTTGCCGCTATTCTCCAAACCAGCGTACCGGTCGGAGAACTGCTGCCGCAGGTTTTCTGTGGCGGCTGGACCGATAACCTTTGGATGTTTCAGGATACCGCTCGGCTTCACGCCGTTGCGGTACATGTTTGACCCGAACGCCTCCGCAGCCATGCCGAGGCCGATAGCCTCCTTGGCTAGCGAGATCATGGACCGTCCGACATAGCCTCTCGGCAGCGGCCCTCGGATATGATGCATATCCTTGGTGGACAGCTTAGCCCGTGCGTTGTCGGGCATTGTGACTTCATACTTCGGCGACCAGTCTATCGCCTGGGAAATCGTCACGCCATCAGGATTAAGAGGCACCAGACCAATGGTCTGCCCCTTCCGATTGCGTTCAACGTAGCTATAGCCGTTGCCGCGGGTCGACAGGTTGACCATCGTGCCTTCGGTATACTCGAAAGCCGTGTTCCAGGCATTGGCCTGATCGTGCAAGACTTTGTAGAGCGGGTGCTCTGTGGCCCGATCCTTACCCCCATCCGCACGCTTCTTGTAAAGAAGGCATGGTAGGCTCGCGACGCTTTCGGCCAGCACGCGGACGCAAATCAACACAGTGGTGTAGCGAAGTGCGCTTTCCGGCGACACATAAACGCCCGTGCCAGAAAGCGTTCCGCCGCTTTGCAACTTGGCCCACTCTTCGACCGTCATGCTGCGAAGCTCGTTGGTCTCCGCCTTCGGACGCGCGATCGCGCCAAACAATCCAGCCATCAAGCACCGCCATCACCGCGAGCCGTCAAGTAGACGCCCGCAAGAACCAACATCCCGCCGACAATGAAGCCGGCGGGCGCATAAATGAGCCAAGCCCCATATGCAATCGAAGCAACCGCGGAAACGCCAATGGCATCCCTCGCAATCACGGCAGCCTGTGCCATGCTTGGTAAGGTCATAGTTGGACGAATCCTCGTGTTTCGTAGATGGACTTGGTCGGCAGCGGGGCGCCATCAACCGCAGCGCCAACAGCCATTGCGGCCGCCACTGCCGGGTCAATGCGAACCGTTGACTTCTTCTTCGAGAACCACTGATTGCCCATAAGCGGATCGGTCTCGATCGCCACGCCCATTAAGGCGCCGAGCAAAACCGGTGATTTCCGCAGTCGAATCCGTTCTTCAAGGATCAACGTTTCGAGCGCCGCTACAGATCCC